CGATTAAAATTTAACATATCGGCTTGTTCCGTCTGTCGTAAGGTCCTTTCCAGGCAACTCACGTTCACCTACGGAAATTACCAGACGACGCAGCAAGTATGGCTTTTCCCATGAGCTACCGTCAATTCATTGACACAATCCCTGACGAAATCTTCTTCGCGTACGCAGAAGCTTTCGCCCAGGCCGATGACCCAGTGGGCCTTCTCCAGAGGATCCGGGAAGCCGATGGGGAGGACATTGAGTTCGAGATCTCCGGACAACTCGTCTCAATGCCCTGCCTCATCGACTGTTCGGACATCCTCGACGGGACCGCAGGCACCCAGGGGCCGTCCGGCGCCACACAGGAGATTGTTGAGGCCGTGGAGGAGCACGTCACGCCCGACGTCGGCTTCGTCGGCACCGGCGTCTGTGCGCAACTCACCATTGCCACACAGCGCCTCTATCCCCACAACGAGATAGAGGCGGTGCGTGCAATGCGCATGGATGACGGCCCCGTTGACACCAGCCAGCCCTATCGCGGGGTGGCTGAGTTCACCGGTGCCACGAGCGACCCACACCCCGGATGGGGTGGTGATGCACTCCCCGCGGCCCCAGTGTTCTACACTGGTCACTATGGACCGGCCCCCACGTGTGCGTACGTGGGGGACGGACTCGTGGTTTTCGCCCAAACCCACACCCACCTTAAGGAACAGGTGCGTACCGCCTGGACCAAGGGGCCACGTGAGGGTGACGGCGTGAGCTACTATCAGCTCGCCAAGACACCGCACGGTGTGAAGGCCTTCAAACTGCAGTACGTCGCGAACCGCGGGACCCTCCTATGGAACGGGCGCGTACCGCTCGGCTACCTTGACTTCGTCAAGCAGCTGGGCGTCATACGCGCGCGTGACAGGAGGTGGGGCCCGCCACCGGGATCCGATCACAGGCTCGAGCCTGTGTGATAGGTCCCACGCGGAACAAGCCTACGCCCCGGCGTGGGGGCGGGGTACAGCACCTACCTGGAGCGAGACTTACGAGTCTCGTGCCAGCGGCTGTATCCCGTCCCCCCGCCGGCGCATGGGGT